AGGTCTAGCATAATAGCCAGGAGGAATAATCATGGCCCAGACAGCGACGACAGGTAATTTGGAGAATGCACAGAAGATCATTATTGCGGCGGCGAAGTATACGGAGGAGCATAACGCTCCAGCTCTAGCCTTAATAGAGAAGTTCACTCTTGAGAAGGGAGCCAAACAGGTAACTGTTCCCAAGGTTGGACAGATGGAGATGTCGGACTTAGCTGACGGTATCGACATCGTAGACGAGGAAGACATTGGAATGACTAGTGTGGATCTCACGGCAAGTGAGGTTGGTGCTAAAGTCATTCTTACTGACAAGCTCGTCAGGCAAAGTGCCGAGAATGTTTTCTCTATCATAGGAAGACAGCTTGGTGATGGTATGGCAAGGAAGAAAGACACAGACGTACATGCGCTTTATTCCGCTCTTAATGGTTCAACTACAGTTGGTGCGGCAACTAAATTTATGAAGGCATCTAACGTACAGGGTGCTATAGCCTATGCCAAGGCTAATAAGTTTGGTAGTCAGGTATACATCCTGCACCATCCTAACTCAGTAGCGTATCTTTCTAAAGAAGCAGCTACAGCAGCATCGTCTGGTTCTTCTCCTATACCAGAAGGATGGTCTCAGGACTTACTGGGCAACTTCTGGAGTGGCTTACGTCCAATGAACAATGTAGCTATATTTGAAGACGGTAACCTTACGGTAGATAGCAGCGATGATGCCACAGGCGTGATTGCTGATAAAACTGCTATGGCAGCTCTTAATAGTGTAGAGACCAGGACTGAACGACAGCGAGACGCTTCCCTTAGAGCAACAGAAGTTGTAATGACTGCTGACTACGGGGTGTTTGAGCTTGATGACAGTCGAGGAGCTGGCCTTATATTTGACGCAGCAGCTCTAGCAACTAATAACTAGGAGTAGGTTATGGTAGGTATAACTGAGCGCAACGAACAGAAAAAAGAATTAGTCGCTCTTGGCTACTCATTGAAGTACATAGATGATTGGCAACCTAAGACGACTCTATATAGGCATAAGGAAGCGTTCAATACTGATGGTGCTGTGAGTGGGGCTATAGGAAGCACTATAGAGAACGTACCTGGAAACCCAGATTATGTGTTGCGTAAGGCTAGGATAGGTTTATTTACTAGGCCTCCCAGTGAGACCTGCGAATGTAGGTGGTGTATTGAGAGGCGGTCTTCAGGTGCTGAGTCTAGGGCTTCAGCCTCAGTGCCTGAAGATACCGCTGAGAAGAAAGAAGAAACACCTATAAAAGGCAACTTTCCTTGTGACGAATGTGATTATTTAGGAAAGAGTCCTAATGGTTTAAGGATGCATGTAATTAATAGGCATCCTAACTAAATTATAGCTTGAGGCTCTAGAGAGTCTGTAACGATAGGCCGAGGTCTCTCTAGACGAACTAAATATCGGTCTATCGCAGGACTTAGAACCTGTAAGGAGGTTGGTATGTCGTTTCCGAATACAGTAATGGGTAAATATGGATGGGAAAAAGTTCAGACATCTGGGAAAAGGCACAAACTAGGTACTAGAATGACTTTTGATGACGGAAGGGTATTTAGGTATTGTGAAGTAGGTGCTGCCGATATTGCAGCAGGTGCGATAGTACAGGCTCCTGCTGGTGTGGCTAACCATGATATGGACTTAGCTATAGCTACAGCAGCATCAGGAGTTACATCATTAACAGTAACTCTTGGAGGAACAGCCGCTACTAAAAACCAATATAAAGATGGTTATCTCTATATTAATGACGGTACGGGGCAAGGTTCAGTCTACAAGATTAAATCTAATGCAGCAGGGGATTCTGGTGGCACTTGCGTCATTACTCTTGATGAAGAAGATGGTACTGTGACTGCTATCACTAATGGGGATACAATAGTTGGCTTAGCAGTCAATCCGTATAGCAATGTTATCATTTCCCCTACATCTGTTTCTAACATAGTAGTAGGAGTAGCTCCTAGAGCTTTGACTACTGATTACTATGGTTGGTTACAAACATGGGGACCTGCCGCAGTTCTTTGTAACGCAGCAGGTGTGGTAGGAGAGCCTGTGAGGGTTGGTGGTGCATCAACCGCAGGTGGCTTTGAAGACTTAGATAGAGATGGTTCAGGTGAAAACGAAGCAGTAATTGGACACCAGATGCTAATAGCTTCAGTTGCTACCGACTACGCATTAATTGACTTGACGATAGCTCCGTAATGGCTACTGATCTTTGGACTCCACCGGGCGTGACGGCGCACTCCGTCAGCCCGGGAGGGAGAAACGCTGAAACGGGTGGGGCTATAGAGCGCCATGTCTTCCAGGTAAACGATCCTGTATCTGGTAAGAAGCACAAGTTTTTGGTGCTTACAGATGACGAGACATCACAGGCGCATCTAGAGGATATGGTTTCTAGTGCTGTAGATAATTGGTTACGTGAAGTACGACATAAGACCTATAAACCTGCGCCTACTCCCGAACAGCGTAAAGAGATCGGAAAGATACTAGACGATATCCGTATCAGAAGGATAAAACGTAAAGAGAGTTCAACAGGAGTTATTAACTTTACTAACTTAGGGGGAGTGTTGAAAAATGGAAGGCACAGAAATAACGGTAACAGAGAAGGATCTATCAGAGGTTCTGCGAGTAAAGGTAAATGAAGTAACTAATCTTCAGGTACAGTTAGCCGCGTTGAGTAGGACAGTCACAGAGCAGAACGCTCAGGTAATAAAGCTAGAGGCAGAGAATAAAGAGAAGACAGAGACTATAGTGCTTCTTAGAAATGGGACTTCTGAGGCTGAGACTGATTATGAGACTGGCAGTTCTAAATAAGGCTGTATAGTAAGGAGATACCAATGCCAAAGGTAGGAAAGCGTAAGTTTCCCTACACTGTTAAAGGGAAAAAGGCTGCTAAGGCTTACGCAAATAAGACTAAGAAACGAAGAAGAACATCATACTAATACACATGGGGTGCAGGGATGGCAATTATTCAAGGACGGACCCGCGCCCAGCTTCGGCAGAGCATTGGGTATAACTTAGGGGCCATATATGTGTCCTCGGCCTCTGGTAACGGGTCTACTACCACTATTGTAGATAACACGCTCACAGGAGCTGATGACAACCATAATGGCAAGTGGGTGGTTTTCAATGATGCTAACGGTACAGCGGGACAGGTAACTAGGGTTAGTGATTACACATCATCTAGCACTACACTTACGCTATCCCCTGCTGTCGCAGCATCATCTGCTACGTCAGATACATATGAATTGTGGGATGATGAGTACAATCCCGCAGTTATAGATGAGTTCATAAATCAGGCTATTATTGAAGTTACAGGTAGAGCTTACGACCCAATAGAGAACCTATCCTTCCACACTGACGGCTATCAATTACGATTTGATGTGCCTTCTGGGATCTCTATGGTACAAGACATACACTACCGCAATAGTGTAGATTTTAAACGTCTACATCAGTGTGCAGTAGCCTTTGATGAAACGGTAGATTCCGACTTCACCGTATCGGTAGATACCGAGATAAAGAAGCAAGGCTCACAAAGCTGTAAATTTGTCATAGCTGCTGGTGCTTCTGCGGGAGATATAGCTACAGACTCGATTACCAGTACTGATATATCGGGTTATGACTACATTGAAATGTGGATCAGGAGTACGGTAGCTACTAGCTCTGGTAATCTGAAGTTACTACTGGACAATACTGCTAGCTGTGCTAGTCCTATTGAAACTCTTAGTGTACCTGCTTTGTCAGCAGACACATGGACGTTTGTTAGGATGCAGCTTTCTAATCCAGAGACTGATACTGCAATTATATCTGTAGGTCTAGAGTACGATTCAGACTTAGGCGCATGTACTGTATGGCTAGATGATATTAGTGCAGTTGCTAATGATACGGCTGACTGGATCAAGATACCAAGGAATTTATGGAAGCTGGATAAAGAAGCTAAGGATGTTATATTCGACGACTATGTACATGCAGTAGCAAGTTATAGTTTGCTGAAGATAGTGGGCGGTGATAAGCCCGCACTACTATCATCGGATTCTGACACAAGTGAAGTAAACGAACAGTACCTTATATCTGCTGGTACGGCTAGGGCATATGCAGCAAGTTCAGGCGGTTCTGGTACAGATCCTGACCAAAGGCGTTCTCAAGCTGGGTTCTGGTTTGGTATGGCTAATTCAGCTAAGAGATCCTTGCCCTTCCTAAGAAATGTACGGATGGTTGAATAATGGCTGCAAAAGTAGAATCTCCAAATGAGATATCTCTGAATGGGGTTTACTATCCTACAACAAGGCCAGTACAGTCCGTGCTGGCTTCTATTTACCCCTCTAAGGTTGTTATAGGCGATACCACTAAGGACTCCCAGACTAGAGCTTCTATCATTGCGTGGTCTGATTGGCGTGGCGGTATAGGCATAGACCGGATGGAAGAGGGTAGAGACGTTAATAGAGCCTGGTGGTCGGATTGTCAGCTTAGATACAAGAACCATCTGGTGTTGGCTAATCTTGCTAATAAGACAGATACGATAGGACATGGACTTGCTAAAGCTGGTGCAGGTACGGGCATAGGTGCTATCAACGAGTTTGATAACAAGATATATGCTGTGTGGAACGGGTCAATCGGGGAGAACCCTAGAATATATGTATACAACAACGCTGGGGAGTATTGGTGGGACGGTAGATCTGAAGACAACTATATAGGACAGCATGGTAGTGATTCGTTTGGAGTGCCCGACCAGGTTACAGACTCTCTGAATTTTACAAAGAGTGATGGTACTAACTACCTAGTCCTTGCACACTACGATTCCAATGGTAGTGGGTATAGCTATGCTACAGTTCCTAGCTATGATGGTTCTAGTGCTGGGTCCTGGACTAATGACGCTGCGGACACCAAATATTTAACTGCGTGGGATGACCGATTGTGGGGCATATCTCATGCGGGACAGCTATGGTATGCGCTTACTCCTGGTACAGAAGTAAATGACGCTATATTGCCGCTGCCTGATGGGTACTGTACTGGTATGTTTGTAGCTCGTGATGCTGGTGGAGAGCCTATTATATATGTGGCTAC